TAATCCACCTGCTCCTGTTATTAATATAGTCATTATAATGTGTTGTAATAGTTATTTTGTTTTTCTTGTCTTGCTATTGTTTTAGGATGTATTAAATCGTATCCTTCAGGTAAATTTGCTATTGTCTTCCATCCTACAAGACGCTCGTGTACTTTATTAGCCCACGTTATTTCTTTTTTATTAGCGCAGATTCGGGTTTGGTAATCTGGGTAGTTAACCCATCCATTATCATCTACAAACCAACGCCATTTATCAATGTGGCTGCGAGTTAATCCTTCTACTGTGTTGATTCTAGGTACGGCAATTAGATCTACTAAGCCTTTATTCATATCTAGTACACTGTGTATGTTTTCAGCTAATCCATCGCTTAGGTATTCATCAGCATCAATAAAGAATACCCAATCACGTGTACAGTGTGCTTTAACATTATTTTTAAATGATGCAAAGTCACTATTTAATGATGAGAATATTCTATGATATTCAAATTTATGGCCAACGTTATATTTATTAGCTACTTTTTTAACTTCATCTGTAGCTGTATTGTCTAGTTGAACCATTATTTCATCCTGTGGTTTAATGATGGTTACTAGTTGGTCTAATAGATATTCTAATTCAACATGTTCATTCCATGCTGTGATTGCGAAACTGATTGTTGACATATTACTTTTGGTTAAAGTATCCTACATAATCAAGTGCCTCCATAAATTCACGCTCTTCGAATTCTTTTTTAGTTGTCATATCTGTTTTTCCTTCTTTAGATTTAACAGCTGACCATTTCCAATCTTCAACGGATGCGCCTTCTGCAAATATCATTGATTTATCATCAAATGTTAAAGCAATTGGATACCAATGGTATCCTTTTTCATCTTTAAATTTTAATGCTTTATATAGTTCAGGTAGTGTTTCTTCTGCTTGTGGAGCGTGCTCGTCAGTCATAGTGGAATTAGATGTGAATCCACATCCAAAGCAACTCCACATAGTAAATTTTTCATTTGATGCCTTATGGCATGCATTTGAACCACATCTAGGACATATGATAAGTGATTCTTTCATAATTTAGAGTATTATTTTGAAATATATAAATTATAGCACCTGTATTATTTTGCATCTTCTATTTTTTTAAGTTTAGGTAATTCAATTTTCTTTAACTGAGGGAGTTTTAGTGCTATCTGTTTAGGTACTTTTTCCTCAATTATACTATTTAATTTTTCAGCCATTTTTTCTAAACTAAATTCAGTACGTGAACGATATGCTTGGCGTTTTGCACCATCAAGATATTTTTTATAATCTTTATAAACATCTTTAAGTATTTCAGATGCTTTATTATAGTCAACTGTAAACCAGCTTGAATCAGCTATAAGCATATTTTGTGCTACTGCTGATGCATGGATTTGCTTTAATTCACCAGGTAATAATATTGACATTTTAGCATCTAGGAAATCTAAATGGCCACTGTAATTAGAGGCAATTACTGGTTTTTGGCTTATAGTTGCCTCAATTAATGGGCGACCGTATCCTTCACCTTTAGTAAAGGTAACGTGGGCTTTTACTTTAGAGTGATTATATAGTTCATTTATCTCTTCATCACTTAATTCACCATGTAATAGATATACGTTAGGTAAAGTACCATCATCACCTATAGAAGTACGGATGTTATTAATTTTTTCTAACATGCTGTCTCTATCCATAATAGAGTAAGTACCACCTGATGTTTTAAGAATAAGGCCTGGTTTTTTACCTTTACCTTTGAATGTTTCAAGAAATGTTTTAATCATCATTCCTACATCCTTTCTATCTTGTCCTATATCACCTTGTAACCAATGACCTACAAATAGAAAATTAAAATCTTCATCAATGGTATCTAATACATCCCATACTTCACTGTTGTTAATAGCATCTATTTTTTGATATATGTTAGTATCAACACCTTCAAATAATACCTCTACTGGTTTTTCTAATTTGATTGTTTTAACTAATTGGTTTGATTGTTTATCACGTTGTTCAAATGCAGATCCTTCAAATACTTTTTTAGCATGTTCAGATGATACTAATGTTAGATTCATTCTATTAATACCTTCAATCCAACTTGGATCACATAGTGTAGTTTCAATACCTGCTGTAATTCCAATATTAAATTTTCCTACTGGTTGAAATTCATTTGGTACTGTAATTTGAATCCAACAATCAGGTTGACGTGGTAATTGTGGTTGTTGAAGGAAACAATCTAATATTTGTTTATGTTCAAGATTATCTGCTTGTAAAAATCCAAATGGAGTTGATCCCCAACGTTGAGGTAATATTTTTACCTCATATTTATCTTCTTTTAATAATGATTTTACAATATCTCTTGAGCGAGCACCATAACCAGAATATGTGTCGATAGGACAACTTATAATTACTAATTGTTTCATATTATTTTGCGATAACGTGTTTAACGAAGTGTTTAGGTTGTTTTAGAGTTTCTACTTGAATAAGTTCAAATCTATGGCGAGGTTGAAACTTAGCAAAGGTTTCATCAATTCCTTCAATTACGTTTTTACACATGTTTGAAGCTGACATCATGGCTTCATCTGATATAACCCATTCATGAGCATGTTGGCTTATCATCTTATATAAATCAGGACGTTCCGTCTTTAATTTATATACTTTCATAATTTGTTCAGCTATATCATGTGGTTCAGCTCTATCATCAAAGATATAAGGTGTAGGAATAGAACCAACTAAACTACGGTTTGAAGGAAATACTGGGTAAGCCCAGTCACCATGTTCTTTATACTTACCTCTATGGTTAGAACCAAATTCAGGGGTAAATTTAATCCATTCATGGTTTTCATCTTCAAAGCGCATTTGGTCTTGCATACCACCTGTTACTGTAGCAATAATTGGTTTCCCACAAATCATACCTTCAGTAAGTGATAATCCCCATCCTTCGTTTGAGCTTACTAATGCTACAGCATCTACTGAGTTGTACAGTAGATTCATTACATTAGAAGGATTTTTACCTGATGAAAATATAATGTTATATTGAGAATTTCTTCCAAATAACATATCTTTTACCGCTGGTAAATCAGTTCCGTTTTCATCCATTGGTTGGGTATGGAGTGTAAATACACATTTTTTAGCTTCCTCTAATGGTAACTGATCAATAAATATCTTCCAGGCTAACATTAAATCAGGAACTGATTTACGACGAATATTTCTGGCATTATAAAGTAAATTAAAATCATATTCTTTACCTTGATAAAGTGCTTTTTTATATTCTTGTAAAGCTAAATATTCAGGATGTTCAGTGGTAATAGGGAAGAAAAATCTCTCATTAATACCATGTGGAACATATTTAATTACTTTTTCAGCTGCTATCTCGGGTCCTAACACACAATGATTAAGATTTTCAGTTTGTTTTGATATAGCCATTAAGCAATCACATGATTCATAAAATGACTTATTATACATTGGATAAGGCAAATCATCCCAAATATTAAGATAAATAATAGGTATTTGCTTTCTAATCTCATGTTCCATTTGAAATAACCAAATCCAATATCTTGGATCAGTAAACATCATTAATGCATCTGGTTTTTCAATTTGGATAAGGTGTCTAATTAATTCTGGTGACCCGTATCCATCTGTTGGATATAAAAATACACTTGCATCAGTAATACCAGCATTTTTATTAGTATCATTATTAAGATCAAAACGCTTACCTTTATCAGGGTGAGTAATAGCTCCACCTACGTTTACCCAATTATAATGATGAGCAGTACCGATAACTATTTCACGTGCCATAGTGGAAATACCACTTGTCATTCGAATATCGTCACATAGCAATAAAATCTTTTTACGTTTTTCTTGCGGAATATAACCTTCTTTCATGTAACTGTTTTAAATACTTCCTGTAAATGTTGTGTCTAATTGGTTATGAATGTTTTTTCTGAAATCATCATTAGTTAAATATAAAAACATTGAGCGTTCTGTTAATTTCTGAACACTGAATTTATATTTAACACAAGCAATTTTGAATTGCTCAAACAAGTCTTCAGGAACTTTCACGCTTGTTAATTGCATTTTCTGTGCCATAATATATATTTTGATATAAATATATATGTCTGTTAAGAAGAATGCATTTTATCGCAAAGATCTTGTTTGTCATTGTAGGGACACCACTTACATGATTTTTCACCTACATTTTTAAGATACGACTTTATTTTAGGTTTACCAACGCTATCAAAGCAGTCATCAATAAATGCTTGAAAATTATCTACTGCTTGTTTTCGTTTGTTTTTTCCGCTTGCTGGTTTAAATGATTGCACTCGTGGAATTGGGTATTAAGCGTTTTCGAATATTTTTCGTTTAACGATGAAGAATTCAACCTCGATTTTTTCCACGTCGACATTATATTGAGTCGCAAAGTACTGCTTGTATAGCAATACTTGAGCAATTTTAGCATCATCTTTTTTGTCATTATCTGACCATCCTCTGGTTGATGTTTTGATGTCATATATGTAAATTTTATTTAATTCCTCATCATATAAAGCAAAATCAACAAATGCTTTGTAGAATAAATTATTAGCTATTTTCAGTAATAGGGGTAATTCTATCCCAAGCAAACGCATTTTTCGTATTGTAAATAATCTATTACGATTTTTCTTTATAAAGGTTAATATAGCAATAGCATCATTAAAGAACTCACCCATTTCCTCAGCATTGCTAAAGTGTGTACCCATTGCTTTATATTCCTTAGAATATACCTCTCTAAATTTTTCTTGAAATAATGCCTCTAAATCTATTCTATCAGCGGCAGCTCCACTTTCATTATACATTACAGTAATATATTCTTGTAATGTTTCATGAAATGCTGTTCCAAACACAGTATGAATACTAGCTTGGTACGGTTGCTTATTTTCTACATAGGTTAAATACCATTTATGTGGGCATGAACTCCACATTGAATATTGAGAATAGGAAACGCTACGCTGGAAAGTATGATTAATTTCTGGTGGCTGATAATTTTTAATTTTTAGCTCAACATCAGATAATTTTTTCTTGGCCACTAATTGTTTGTTTAATTTTTTCCAAATACAAGATAGCATCCATATGTTCTTGTTTAGCATGTTCAATCCACTCTAGTAATGATAAATCAGTACGATCTAAATCAACACCGTATTTTGCTTTACCTTTTTTAGAACGAGCAAGAAATTCATTTATAATTGAGCTTACTACCGAATCAGGTTGAAATACATTTTCTCGTTCTTGTTCCATTTCCATTAGATATTTTCTATATTCTGTTTCTCCGTTAATGTATTTAGCCATTGATTTGTAATATTATGTTTTCTAATTCATCTTCGGGAAACATATCAATATATTGTTTAGCTTCCTTTTTACTAATTTCATAGTAGGCAGCTACTGCCTCTACTTGATCAACTTTATATTCCTTTTTATTAGTTGCTTTAATATATTTAAGAAACTTGTATTGCTTAGGAATAAGATCTTTATACAGGTTGTATAGGTACTCTCCTTTCATTTGCCAAGTATTCTTCTGAACATAATTTACAACCTCACAGTAATCAGGGTCCATACTTAGATAACGATTAATCATCCAGTTGTTCCATCCCTCGTCACCTAGATATGGTCCCTTATTAGTAGTGATGTTCTTAATATGATCAAATATATTCATTAATAATACCTTGAATCGTTTTGGTTTTTAGTTGATGTGTTTCCTAACATACGAAGGTGCTCTACCTCAGCCAATAAATCTTTATATTTTTTAAAAAGATCTTGAAGTTCATTTTCTAAAAATACAATCTTATTATCAGATGCTTTTAATGTTTCAGCTAGGCCCAAAACTCGAGCTTGTAATGCTTCGTTTTCTTGTTCTAATTCTTTTGTTTTCATTTTGTATTTATTAAATAGTTTTAGTATCATTGTTTCTAAGTTGCATAGGAATAAATTCTTCATTTATATGTCCGCATTTACTACAAGTAAATACTGGAATAGGAATAAGGGCATCTTGTGCTGTTCCTGTTACAAAACGAGATGCTTTACGAAGTATCATTCCTTCAATAAACACTTCATTTTTACATTTTTCACACACTACAGCTGTAGTTTTATCTAATGTAATATTTAAGTTAACTTGTTGTTGACTCATATTACTTGTT